CGCACCGTCGCCATCAGTAGAGTTGCCTGTGGCTGCTGCGACAATGAGTCGGTCATACTGACGATTCATGGCCCAAGCGGCTGCTTTTGCATACTCTGATTTTGGAGAGATCAACATCTTGATCTGGTCCTCTTCATCGACAAGATCGGCCCATTGGAAATCTTGCATGGTCAACTTGCGTCGATCATGTGGGACATCCAGGATAGGCGTCGGGGTGTGTCGAGTCGTTTTCTCGACAGCTTCTTTATTGCCCATTCGCTCTACGTTTGCCGTCTCTGCCTTAACAGTCATGCTGTCAACAGTTGGGCGAAGTCGCGAAGGGTGTTGCTGGGAAAGGTGGATTACATTGCTTTTAAAGGCTTCTACAAAAGCTGCATCCACGGTACTGGTACCGGCGTCGGGGATTGCCATAATAAATATCCTCCAAGGGATTTATAGGTTTAGTTTTGATTTACAACTTGGAATCGCTAACGCTACCCTCGGAGGCGAGGACGTTTGTGCTACCGCTGACGTTACGGTATCCGGCGGGAACCTGTTAAGGTCTACCCCACATTTGCATATCTGTGAAGTTCAAGGAAGCGCTCTGTAGCCGCCTCATCTCCTTCATGGTATGGATGTTGTTCGTTGTTGAGGATTTCCTGAATCTGCATCTTGGCTTCGTAAGGCGTCATTGCGTTTGACTGAGCATGGCTTCCGCTGAAACCTGCGCCTTCCTGTAGGTTTGCACCCAATGCCTGAAACACTTTAACCATTGCAGGGTGATTTCCCGCACCTGTGGATTCTAGCGCTTCCGTTAATCCGGGAACTGTGTTTTCAAGGAATGCCACCGCTCTTTGACCTTCTTCAAGTTTGCGATCAAATGAGTGACCCCATTCCTGTTTTAGGGTGTTGATACCCTGATCAATCTCTTGTTGCTCTAGGTCTGAATAGGCTGCTTCAGTGTTCTTCTCAAAATCAATGATTGCCTCTACCTGAGCACGGTTAAGACCCGCATCGTGAGCAGCCTGAAGGAACTCAGGAGGTGCGCCATCTACCTTATAATCTTTGGCAGACTGTGGGCGACCTGCCGCATCATAGAGAGATGACAAGTCTTCAGGATTGTATCGAGCAAGCCCTGGAACGTCGTTAAATTTGGAATAGAATTTATCCCAATCGTCCTTACCCGCTTCCTTGCCCGGAATGCGAATAGAGCCACCAATCATCTGTTGGGCGTTCACATACCCCTTTGCTAAATCTTCTAGAGACTCCACATCAATAGAAGAGCGAATATCGCTAGGGATGCTATCCCGCCAATCAGCAACTCCTGCCGGTTCTGGCGCTTCCATCGGTTCTGCCGATGCTCCAGTAATATCTCCTGTCTGCTCCGTTGATACGTTCTCATTTATCTCACTCATTGCTCATCTGCTCCCTTCTCTAATAGATGCTTAATTGTCATCACCATATTTTTCTCACCTTCCGCAAATGCGGTAGCGTCAAACTCTCCCTTGCGATATGACAAACGCATTACAAAAGCGTCCACCATGAACTCAAGAAGTTCTTCGCCTTTCGCGTTACCAAATACCTGCTTAACGCTATTCTCGAAATTAAAATTGCTCCACTTTGGTTCCATCTACATTACACTCCCTTGTGCGTTAGCCATTGCGATATCCTTCATCCCGCCAGCTTGAGTTGCTTGCGTCTGAGCCATGCTTTGTTGCATAGCCATCTGCTCTTGTTGGGCTTGTTGCTCTGCCCTTTGCGTTTGAGCCTCCTCTACCTCTACTTCACCCTTGAGGGCTTTTGCAGGTGCTCCATAGCGTTCAGCCAGAATCCTCATGGCACCGTTGATATCAATGATGTCTAAGGCGTTAGGATCAAGTTGCGCCCACTGAGCAGCCAAACCAAAGAGTCGTTCAATGGCTTGTGCGTCTTCCATGCGTTGATTGCGGGCTAGAGGACCTTGATACTCTATGTCAATCTTGTCATCACCAACAGAGTCTGGCGTCTCCTTGAATTGACCTGTACGGAACATAATCCCAAACACACGCTCGATAAGAGGGTTGAGGAATTCCTGTTGTAGCCTACCCATCGTAGGACCTAGCACACGGTTCATCAGGCTGTAGCGAATCTCAATCTCGGTAGCAGTGGTATTGTGCTTCTGTGCGCCAAGTTGTAGCTGGTCAATTAGGTAAATGGACTGGATGTTTTCCTTGAGTTCATTTGACTTGATCTGAACGGCTTGCCATTGGGTTGACTGAGTTAATGGTGCAAGCGACTGCATATCTCTGACAAAGGTCAGCCCGGCGGGTTACATATTGAGGTCACCAATAATGCCTGTAGCACTTGCCATGATTGGAGGGTCAATAGACTTCTCCCACGCTGCAAGTTCTAACTTCTTGGCAGCGTTCAGGGTTCGTATATCAGCCCTTGCAAGGATGCCGGGGGAGTAGCCATATGTATCTCCAGTCACTTTACCCCAACGTGGGACAAGGTATGGCATCTCAAAGTAGCCATTCTCCTCAACAATCTCGCAGTCTTCTATAGCAACCCAATAGGAAATGTACTTACGGAACTTAGGCTCTGGAAGTGGATTGCTAGGTTGATGATTTTCATTAGGCATCACGCAGTGAAGGAATGCAAACTCTTTGTCTGGATTCTGTTCCATTGCGCGTTCAATTCTATCCAGCTTGGCAGCGTCGGGCCATCTCTGGACTGCCTGACGAGCCGTCATCATTCGCTTGTGGTAAACCGTATCCACCATGCCATCTACGTTCTCAGCAATACAGATGCTACCAAGATGAAGAGCGTGGAACTGTAGTTTGAATGAGTCGGTCTGTGTAGCAGCCTCTACGAACATTGCGCCTGTACCAAAGGCACATAGGTCGTTGTACATCTCGCTAACCTGAGTGCTGAAGTTGGAGTCGCTAATAGAAGCAGACATTCTCTCAGAACAGTCTTCAAGCCACTCCATTGCCTCATCAGTTCTATTGAGTTCACCTTTGTCATACTTCATGGTGAACCAAGGTGCGGCAGGGCTAGTCAAAGAAGAGTGCATATGAGAAGCCAACATCGAGTTAGCGTGCATGGCGGTAGAGTCGAATACTCGCTCACCACGATACGATCCCTTGGTCTTCTTAGTGATAAACCCTTGTCGAGCCGGGATGACATACTCTGAGATTTCCTCCCAGAGATTGTCCCAGTTAGCCCTTGCGGATACTAACTTCCGATGGCGGTCTACTAGCTTCTTTGCAAAATCTTGCTTATCCATTTATCCCACCGAGATTGGCGTTAAGTAACTTTTCTTTTTCTTGCGTTCTGATGGCAGGTAGCCTGAGCCACCAGTTAGAACCGTGCTTGCCAAACCTTCACCTGCAGGCTTGCTCACATCATCAGCGGCAGCCTTCATATCCCAAGAGGCTGTCAAAGACTCTGTAAGGCTTCTAACCATCTCAAGCATGGCTTCAGTTGAGGCATCCAATCCAGGGGAGCCTGTGTTGCCAGCGTAAGGGTTGGTTGATCCGTAGCCACCACTTGAGGAGCCACCACTGCTACCACCACTACTGCCACCACCAGATGACTCTGGCTTAGGCTCCTCTTCCTTTTTGGGCATATCATAGGAGAGGTAGTTAGGTCCGTGGACAGACTTAAACTTACCGTTGCCATCGTCGTAATAAATCTCTCCCTGATGCTGAACACCACGACGTCCGTCAGCAGTCTTGTAGGCAGTCAGGTTGGGATTGCTTGAGGGTTGGTAATCATTGATTCGACCACCGGTGAACTGGATGTTCTTCTTATAGTCTTTGTTTGAGTTTCCGCGAAACATGATTAAGATCCTAGGGGTGTGAGGAATGACTTCTTCTTCTTATCGTCAGTTCCTCCAAAGTTTGTAAGTATTGTCTTGGACTGCTCAGCGGCGGCTGCCTTCTCTTCAGGTGTAGCGTTAGGGTCTTCTGCAATTTCCGCCAGAGACTTAATCATGGCAGCCAGTTCAGCATTCATCTCAGAGACAGCCCCACCGCCACCACCACCTAACTTGGAAGCGTAATCGGTGCCATTCCGCTCATGGACTTTGCGACCTTCACCCTTACCAAAGTTCCTATAGTGGTTCTGAGCGTATTGAGCAGCCGACTCTTGCTGAAGCATAGAACCGTCTTCACGCTGATAAGCGCCTTGCTGTCTTCCGTTAGCCCAACTCCACTTACCGCCGTCAGAGAACATATTGTAGACATCAGGGTTCTCATACATATAACGTGCCCAATCAGACATCTCAGCCTCCTATCGGTTGTAAAAAGTTTTGCTTCTTCTTCTTGTCTTGGACACCCGCAGTGCCTGTCAGAAGAGTGGAGTTCAATGCTTTGGAGGCATCTCCTGGCTTCATTGCTTTAGCCTTTGCGAGATCGCTCTGGAACTGGTTATTCTGGGCTTCAATCGCGTCATGTAGCTGCTGAACCTGCTGAGACAGTTCCTCGTTAGGGTTGGTCTGCAAAGGAGGAGGAGCTGGACTAATAGGCTTAGGATTGCTACCACCACCACTAGGTTTAGGCGCATTCATATTGTTGACGTAGCCTTGATAGGCTGCTTGGGAATACTGATCTTCAGACTTCCCCATTCCCTTCATCCGTGAGGACCATTGTTCGTAAGTTTTCATTTGATTTCCTAATGTAGAGTTGTGTAGACCTTAGGTCTTTTGGTTCCAGCTACTATGCTTGCCGCATTGGTTACCATCTCCTGAGCCGTAGCCAAATAACGCATGGCATCAGCACCGTGAGAGGAGTGATCATGCACAGCTTTCTGCCTGAAGATGCCCTTCTTATCGTCATACTCCCTGTGGTATTCGTAGAGAGCCGAGAGGAGTTTGTCGCAGTTATTCTTGTCAATCCAAGTGCGGTGCATGATGCTTCTGACAGCATTCACACCGTCTTGTACAGGCATCCTAGGCACTATGTTGAAGTGCATTCCAAGTTCCGATGCGATCTCTACACGAGACATTCCTGATGACATCTCACGCACCTTAAGGTCCCAAGGACCCCAATG